TAATGTCATATTCTTATACCTTATAGACAGGAATTGCACCCGTCTTGTTTAATGCTAATTCTGGAACTGTAAGTCCAGTCATTGTTTTTCCTAGAGAGTCCGATGATTGAGTCCAGTTATATCCAACTACAGGCACGTGAATTGCTCCGTCTTTGGAGCCATTAATTGCACACTTCATAATATACCAGTCCGAACCAATAATTCTTCCGCGAATTACATTTAGGTCTGAAGAATTGATGTAAGAGGTATTCAACATCGCGAGGTGGTGAATAGTGCTTGCGGTCCTTTGTGCATTCTCATATGTGCGAACCCCGTTCTCAACCGAGAGAACTTTTCCAGTCTCGTCTACTAAATTTTCATCCGTAAACGCGACGCCATAATTACCTGTTTTAATCGCTTCATAAGTTAAGGATATGCCTTTGTTCATAACCGTATCGTCATCGTCAACAAATGCAACATAATCGCCTAATCTAAGTGCGTCCTGTCGCTGATGCACATAGAACGGCTTCCCCTTAACTGGGATTACGTAATGAACCGCACCCTCTGGAAGATCTTCAGCCACACTTGCGATACATTGCTGAAGTTGTGCTTCCCTCTGTCCTTCAATATGAAATGTAACAATTGCAAGCGGAACTTTTTCAAAATTTGGATTTAATAGATTTGGATTGTATATCATAGAATTTGCTCCAGAATTACTTGACTTGGTGTAATAGTTAGTCCGCTCGAATTTGTTTGAGCAAAGAGATTTAACCAACCACCATTTCCCGGATATGTTCCGTTCTGCGCAGGGAACCCAGTAAAGACTTGAGATGAGATTCCGGTAGTTCCTGTATTCATAATTTGCATAGTTGTTACCTGACCGTTGTATGAACTATTTTCACTTACAAAGGCAGTCAATTGAAAGGGAACATTTGTACCGACAGCAGAATTTACTGTGAATGTTGCAATAATTTGATCTAATGTACTGTTATTGTAACCCATTCGAAGAGTAAAGGTTGTAGTTGCAAGAGTAGTCGCAGTGCAAACACCATTCATTGTAATTTTAAATGTTGTTCCAGATTGAATACTTTGTAAGAAGTTGCCTTGTGTTAAATTAGTTATTGTTGTGCTAAAGGGTGTTGTGCTTAAGGCAACACTTGCCGGATTAGTAAAACTGATTGCGATATCACCTGTATCATTAGAAACATTCAATCCAGATGAATAAGAGTTTAAACTTGTTACACAATTAAATCCTCGGAGTTGTTCTACACTCAATACTGGAATCTGAACAGCAAGAATGTTACCGCCGCCACAGCAAGGATTAAATAGTTCATCAACCGCCCACGCTGTTTGCCAGGATTGATTGCTGCGGCCATATGGATCATACCAGACTTCTGCCGCCATAAAAACACTATTACCAAATATGTCTGTGTTATAGGTTCCGCGAACTCTGCTATCACCTTGCACACTTGGAAAAGATGTTGGATCGCCGGCAGTACCAGATGTCCAGCCAATATCAGAATTAGTCGGATCTGTGATAGCACTTGTTGCTAATGGGAATGATACACCACCTCCGCCGCCGCCTCCGGCCGGGGCCCATACAAAACTAGTGCCGTTCCATTCGAGATATGTATTGGCTGTAGTGGGTGCAGTAATAAACCCAGTTGAACTCGGGGCAGTCTGATAAAGTATCTGATTTGCGGCACCACCGGTATTGGTACTAACAATTTCTTGCCAGTTAGCAATACCACCCGACGTGGCGGCTGATGTCCTTACGTATAGATTACCGTTAGTTACTGATGTTTGGTTAAACCATAGTTGACCCTGAAGTGCAAATGCATCATTTGGAACAACTGAACTACAGAAATTTTCCTGTAATTGTAAGAAACTTTGTGCCACGGCTGCACCGTATCCAAAGGTATTTCGACCAACAAGTTGTACCCCTAGTCCGTGTCCAGCCTGTGGCGCATTACCTGGACCAAATCCACCGCCGCCTGCTGCGTCATAATATGCGGTGTCGATAGCATTATCCGGAATGGTAATCGCGGTGCCGTCTGACTTGTAAATTAGATATGCCAATTTTATTCCTTAAAATATTTTATATTTAGTACCCAATTGCATAGTAGTATGCAGTACCACTACCGTTATAAAAGGTAGCCGATGTCTGACTGATACTAACAACTGCAATAACTTTTGATGCATCAGATGCACAAACTTGTATATTGAAACAGGCGTTTGGAAAAGTAATACCGCCCATTGCTGCAAAATTAACTGTTACGTTACTACCGCCAATTGCGGTAAATCTACCCCATTGCATAATTAGACCACCGGGTAAAATTTGATAACCGGTTGTGCTTAGATTCTGATTAGCTCCAGTAAAACTAGATGTTGTAATTCCAGGAGTATTAGTCCAGCTGCCATCAGCTCTTAGATAATTTGTAGTTCCGCCGCCCGATGCAGGAACTACGCCCGGTGCGGATGATGTAAATACCTTAGGTGTAATGGTGATAGCACCGCTTGATGTAATCGGCGAGCCTGAGACACCAATAGCCGCAGCGGCAGCACCGGATGTAATCAATCCTACAGATGTAACGGTTCCGTTGACTGGCGGAGCAGACCAAGTTCCGTCCGCGCGCAAGAAGTTCGATGTACTTCCGCCGGACGCCGGAACTACACCCGGTAAAGAAGAGGTAAAAGTATTTGGAGTAATAGTGATATTACCCGATGATGTAATTGGTGATCCCACGATTGTTAAAGATGATGCATTTGCACCCGAGGATGATACACCGACTGATGTAACTGTACCGCCCGGAGAAGTACCCGGTGGGACAGCCCAGGAGCCATCGGCTCTTAAAAAGTTCGAAGTACCGCCACCAGATCCGGGAACTATACCCGGATTACTTGTGGTAAAATTATTCGGTGTAAGAGTAATTGTGCCAGATGATGTAATTGGTGATCCAGAAACTGATAGTGCAGAACTTGTAGAATTAACTGCAACAGAAGTAACAGTTCCGGTAACCGGTGTAGTAGTCCAGGTGAATGTGCTGCCGTTCCACGCTAAAAAAGTATTTGGTACAGATGGTGCAGATATAAATCCGGTTGAACTAGGCGCAGCCTGCACAAGAATCTGATTTGCGGCGCCACCGGTAATAGAAGCCACCGGACCAATAAATTGTGTGGCAGTGACTGTTCCGCCGACTACAATATTTCCAAAAGCATCAGTAACTACAACCTGTCTCCAATTTGCAATTCCCCCGGAGGTATTTCCGGTAATTCTTACATATAGGTTCCCGGTTGTACCTGAGCTCTTATTAAACCATAGCTGACCTTGCAAAGAATATAAATCTGATGGTATAGCTGCACTTGAGTAATTTTCTTGCATCTGCAAAAAGTTTTGTGCTACCGCAGGACCGTAACTAATAGAGTTTTGTCCAAGTAGTTGAATTCCTAATCCTTCGCCGCCATCCCCGCCATTTGGATCATAATATACCGTATCGATAATATTGTCCGGTATAGTGACTGCTGTTCCGTCAGATTTGTAAATTAGATATGACATTTATATTCCTTAATTATCAGGCCGCGCCCATTTGGATTCGTAGCGTATAGATAATTTCTAGAGATCTATTAGCCGCTTTTTGCACCGGATGAAAAATTACGTGCGTAAGCATCAGCTTTGATTTAGTGCCGGCTACATTAGAGAAATTTGGTGTCTGAGTGATAAAATTATCAACATCAGTAATAGTCGATGTAAATCCGCCACTAAAAAGGTTATCGGATCCAGAGAATAAACCAATCTCGTTAAACACTAACGTATTAGGATCAAAGGATGTTGCACTACCTGAATTTGTTGTAGTGCTGGTTCCAACAAAGGTAGAATTATCAATCGATAATTGAGTTATTGCGGTTGCAGGTATAAGTCCGACTGGTGGCTCTGCATATCCGAGCGTTACGTCGACCGTGATATCTTCATAATTTACTGCGTAATTTTCGGTAGCAATATAAGCTTCGGATGTCGGATCAAAATTTGTAGGGGAAGTTGCGTCGTTTGAAAGTTTTTTCACATAAACTGTGTTGTAGAGATTAGCGGTTGGATTCTTAATAAGACTCCCGGGACCACCTAATGACGGTTTATAGGAAATAGTACCAGTTGGTCCAACATACGCTCCGCCGTTACCAAACGCCATATAATAAAGAAAGCTATTTGGGTTACCAATCAATGCGTGAGCCAAAGCAGCAGACATATTTCCATACAAGACGTCATTATGAACATCCCGAATGACAACTCCGTCCTCGAGAATCTTTACAAAGCCTTGTATGGAACATTTAATAAAATCCTGCATCTCAACCCCTTTTATTCACAAGGACCTTGCCCGTGTCTTTATCTTTTATTACAATGTGACACTGCACATCCATATAAGCAACATCCACTAACCCTTCTTCTTTCTTTGGTTCTGGTTGTTTTTTATCAGTTTCTTTATTTATCACCATAATTAAAACCCTCTGTAACTTACGGAATACTTATGCCTTGTTGAGCCTTCAGGAACAACGCTTCTGGTGTCTGCGCATACCACAATCCACCTAGTGGGACACTAACCACACTTGTATAGGCATCTGTTGACTGCATAGTCGCTGGGTTTGGAATTGCAGGAACTGTTCCCGAATTCCAAACATCCACATCGGCCCCGACAGGAAGTATATTGCCGGCTTCGACAAACACTGTAGAACCTGCAGCGTGATTTGCTGGACTTGTTTCAGCAGAACCGCGGCGAATAAGTTTTAATGCCCACACGCCAGTTGATACAAACACCTTCATTCTATACTCGATTCGCTCTCCGTCAATCCATATGCCAATAGACTCACCTTCGCTCGGCGCCGGAAATATATCTGCGCCGGCCGATACAGTGACAACATCGAGATTATAGTCTGCAGCATCAGGTTCAGATAATGCATTTACCAGTAGTCCCGAAGTTTCTCCTGAGTTTCTATAATAAGAAGATCCAGTAGGAATATTTGTATTTTGTTTCCAACTAATGGTATTAGGTAAAAGAACTACATCCGATAAATCGTTTTGATCCCATTGACCATCATCAAATCCAAGATCTGATCCACCATTTTCAATTATGATGTTGTTTATTACCGGATCGTTAAAATCCCAAATGTCATTGATTGCTGAATATACACCACTAATTTGATTTACTGGAAGTTGTGTATCAACATTCACAACTAAATCATCTGTGGCGAATACGTTAGCAGTTTCTGAATTAGGAACTACTCCGTCCATCTGTAGAATTGGACCACCGTCCCACCATACTAGCGCAACCGGAGTAACAGAACTGCCCGACGGATCGTTATAGAAATATACAGTGTACGTACCTTCGAACGTAGAAGTATTATCATCATTGAACTCAACAAAATAATCAACACCAATATTTAATATTTCTGTACCAATTTGAACGCCAACAATATTCTCTGGCGTAATAAACGAAGAAGGAACATTAATATCTAGTCCATTAAATGTGAAAGTATAAGGAAAAAGTTGTGAATATCCTACCTTGCTTTCATCAAAGAAAGTCAACGGAACTGTATAGACATTAGGCCAAGGATTACCGGGTCCTGGATTAAAATCAGCAGGCACAGGATTTCCAGAGACAAATTGATTTAAGACATTGGTAATCATCATTGGCGGAGTACCAGTTGATGGTGGAAAATCGTAAGAATCCCACCAATGCGATAGGAGTGTATCGTCATCGGTATCCCAGGGCTCAGTGAATTGACCTTGATCTAAATCGTATCCAATATTAGCGTCGAGATTAACAATTGGTGTATTTACAAAATAATTTGCAGAATAACCAGGACCGAATTGTAAGATAAACTTACTGTTTACTGAATCGGTTGCTGTACCAGTTGCAATATCTGTCGTGACATATGTGCTGGTGTAATCTCGGATCTGTACGTGATACGGTTTTGAATCAGTAATATAATCAATGATATTTGTAATCTGATCAGGAATATATAATTGATCTTGAGATAGTGGTAAATTATTTTCCTTAATGTAGATATAAGAAGATTTAAATACCCAATCTGGATTCTTTTGCTCACTAACCACAAAATTTAACATAGAGAAAAATAATTCATTTTGATCAACAACAAAATCATCAATCATAACCTGTGTTCTGAATGCATTTAGTAATTCTCTAAGTTCAACCGAAAGCCCGTACTTATTAGAAACAGTATAGATAGTATCTAATAATTCAATTGCGCTATTCTGAATACCAACCTGATTCAGGCTTAATGTAGATACATTCGTATTAGGTTGTACAACCACATACAATACATATCTACCATCTGCAGTTCCTTGTGTAACCTGTACAATTTGATTTACAGTCAATAGACCAGAAAGAAGTGCAGTGTTAGCCTCAGATAAGGTATTATAAATTACTGTCGGGGTTGAGTTTTCATATCCTACTGCATACCAGTTAGTATATGTCCAGTAAACATCGGTTGCCACACCTGCATTCCAGTCTGGATTGGTATCTCGAATAGGAATGTATTGCAATAATGCATTTGCTGCCTGAACAAATACTTTTCTTGCTGTAGTTAAATTATAAAACATTCCTTGACGAGGACGATATAAAATACCATAAGACTCAATTGGTCCCAATGTTGGATCCGGTACCGGAAGAATTAAACCACCGGTAACAGGAATGCCATCAGTAAATTCACCAGTAGTTGGTAATACTTTCGTATAAGCACATAAGCTATCAACCATTTTATCCCAGAACTGGTCGGTTACTAAAGAGCCCGTATCTCCTTCTCTGAAGAAAGACCATTGTGCGTGCTTCTGATCATCTCTCTCCGAGACTCTGTATTGAACCTGTACATTATCGCCCTGATATGCAAGAATTTCTTGCACATTGTAGAACATATAGGAGTTATTAGTAGATGTTTGTTGAATTGGGCAGAAGAATGCGAAGCCCTGACTCTTTGGACTCTGTAGAAGACTTGCAACATCGGTTGCGGCCATAGTTCTGTTTTCAATATTAGGTTGGTCGGTAGTATTAAGTACCCAGAAGTAGTAATTGACTTCGGTGGCACTTGTAAATCTATTCGACGTAGTAATTTGAACATAGGTGTTTACGTCCCGTGGTGTCCCTGTACCTGTATAGGATGTTGGAGGAACTGGACTTTGTACCCATTCGTATATCGCTACTACTGAGCCTGGAAACAACTGACCCCAATAATTTCTGCGATAAACTAGGTTATCTGTTTCACTTTCGCTACCGTCTAATGCAATTGGCTGCTCGTAATAAACATATCTTGTATTAGATAGATCCCACCATAGTTGTCCAATCTGACGAGGTCCGAACGTAATATTCTCGTTGAAGAGTGTTGGGTCATTGGTAACATTATATGATGCCGGATCTAATAGCGTCATATAGGTGATATTTTGTCTTGCCGGTCCTGGAAGAATATTCTTGAAGGGATCGTATACAGGTAACTGAACAAGTTCGGTTCCGGCATCGTTAAACACGCTTGCACTCTGGAATAAAGACGACTGGATTAGTGGTGCCTGTACTCTAAACGGTGTTAATGATATACTATTGTAGGTAAACACGTTCCATAGAACATTAGGCAATGTTCCTACCTGATCTACCCAAATTTTATCTCCATTTGCTACATATGGTGCATCTGGCGGAAGAGTTGGAGTAGACAAGAATCTCATTGTCTTGAATAGCATAAGCTTTGTAAAATTTTCGTAATCCGGAATATCGGTTGTTGAGATTGGATTACCCTCTAATGTTACTAGATTATAGTAATACATTCCATCGGCCGCAGATGCGGTCTGTACGGCGTCGTAGGTAAATCCCACCGCATAATTTGATGCACCATCTACTAGTGGGGGTGGAGCAATAACAACAATGTCGCCAATAGAATAGCCGCTAACATTCCCAATAATAGTAAATCCAGAGACCTGGCCTCCGGCAATAGTTGCAGTTACCTGAGGTGCAGGATTACCGGCAATGCTCACCACAGCTGGTACAGTATAGTAACCGGCACCGGCTTGCGTTACTGTAATTCCGGTGATTACACCACTTGCATTGACGGACGACACCACTGCGTGGGCCTCAATAACTTGCAGAGAAATTAAGTTGCCAAAATCAGTAACGTTTCCAGATGTTGAAAATTGTGGTGCAATAATTGCATCTGATTGAAGTGTACGTAGGAACAGATCATTATTACCGTCAGCCCAGACATTAAATGTTTGATTAGGGTTTACTAATTTGTAAACATCCCAGTCTTGCGTAAAAGTATTTGCAATCCAAATTGTATTGCCTTCAATTGGATTAAAATCTGTTGTCCCCCAATTCACTGTTGCAGTAGGAGCATCAAATTCACTAAAGGTTACATCATTGAAGTTTACATATCCGGCATTAGGTGTTGCATATACAATATTTTGTGTTGTAGGAAACTCTAGAGAGTAAAGAGGATCAATCGGACGAACTGTCCACGTATCAGTTTGATCAATATCAATATTAACAATATTGTCCGGTGTAGTATCTTTAATGATTTCGCCTTGCCAGACACTATAGAGAACATCTAAGTTACTTGGTTGAGTTCCTGCATTAATTGTAACCGTAGGTGCAGATAGGTAACCATAACCCGGATCAATAATATCAACACGAGAGATTGTATTATCGGATCCAAGGACCGCATAAGCAGTAGCCTGCCTTAATGGCTGGTCTAAATTGGGATCAGTTGGACTTGCATCCGGAGCACCAATAACAATTTTTGGAACTGTTGTATAAGTATTCTCAGCGTTAAGAATATTGATCTCAGCTACAGTTCCGATAGTTGATGGAACAAAGTTTAGTTTCGCAATAATAACTTCGCCGGTGTTTTGCTCCGGTTGTAGAATAAATTCAGTCGAAACCTGCTCGATTGTATTACCAAAATTTCCAAGCTTTAGAGCCCATTCTTCATAAACTTCGATAATTTCGTTAGTCTGAATTTTTGTAGATCTAAATAGTTTGTCAAAGGCCTGCTTTGTTCCCTTCTGGCGAATTGCGCCCTGGTAGAACAAATATTGAATATCATTTGATACCTGTAAATTATCTAAATAACTCTTACTTTCGTAGCCAATTAGATGGCGACCGAGATCTTCGAGGCTCGGATTATCGATTGTAACATCCGGATCGTAGTAATATCTCATACTATCTACAATAGTATCGTAGTTAGGAACAAGTTGGCTATCAATAATTAGATAACCTGGTGCCTCCATTTTACCATACCAACCATTGGTTCTGAAACCGTTGAAGCGTAGTCGTTGCTGTCTTGCACGTAGGAGAGGAGAATAGATAATATCATTGAAACTTGTTGTGTTATCAAAAATAAGAATATGCTCTGTCTCTGAGGCAGTAACCTGTAGGAAGAAAATTCCACCGGTTGCGAGATTAGAAGGTGATACAGTAATAGTTGATGCTGCTCTTTCGACTGTTGTATTATTAGGGGCAATTGCCACGCCATACTTATCTAATATGCTATAAGCCCCATTAGACATAACTTCAACATCGTCGGGATATCCTCTACCAACAATAACTGTTGCACTATTTGCCAGTGGGCTCAATTGAATTGCGGCATCTGGTGCCCAGCTAGTATTCAACCAGAATAAGAACTGTTTTGCTGATGCAAGCCAATCACTGACTTGGTTGGTATCAGCACTAACATCCTGAAATTGCCATCCCTGTGATTCCTGATATGCACCAAGTCCGATTAAGAAATCAAAGACTTGTTGAGGAGTTTGAAAAATAGTTCCGTAAGGTACTGATGTCGTGGTAGTGAGAGAGTCTGGTTTATAAGTTACAGAAATGCCGCCAGTAATAGGAAGAGATCTTAATTGTTTCCAATTTGCAGCAATAAATGTCGAAACTGTTTGAACTACTAGACTTTGATAATAGACTCCGTTGTAACGTACAATATCACCCGAGTTATATGTTGCACCCGGAGTAAAGTAAAGAAATTCAGCAGGAGTTCCACCAATAGTAATATTGATCAGCTGGCTATCTGCTCTATCTAGCGTCACAAATGTAGCAGTTAGAAGATCATATCCGTAAACTACAAATGTACCGTCGGCTAGGGCACGAACAATAACACCACTATAAGAATAAGTATCAACTGGTGGACTTGTATGTAATTGCACATCAAAGTTTGTTGATGGAATAATTAGAGTATTGGTTGTTGCACCGGGTGTCACAGCCTCAATGTAAACATTAGTGGTATCCTGATTTGTATATCCTGCAAACTTATTTGCAAGGTTGACATCTAATGTTCTGATTTTTTGACCAAATGTGGAAGCAATATCTTTCCCAAGGAAAAGAATATTATCGCTAATCCACGTTTGATAACCAAATCTAATCTGTGTTACACTATCAACAATTTCTGCGTGAACAATTTGATCTTCGTTCTTCGGGCGCATCCACGCAAAGAAAGGATCAGTACTGGTATAAGTATCGTTTTGAACGTATTGCCAATTTATATCTGACATTACCGGTAATTCAATTCCGGGTAGTATAGTTGCATCCGAAATTGTACCCGGTGATAGTGTAGTACCTAAGGTATCCCATAATAATTCACCGAATGGGCCCGGACGCATTAGATATAGAAATTCCTGCGTACTAAATGCATAAGAAGATGTTGATAGCCACGCTTGTTCTACCGGTGCGCCATCACCGTAAATCCAATCCATATCAAAGTGATCAAACGGTTCGTAGGGGTTACCGGAGACTGCAACACCAAATAAGGTTGTTACAGGAATAATCTCACCTGCCGGAGTTACCGGAATGACTGCCGATAATCCCGGTCTTGCCCACATTATTTGTGGTTGTGGGAGTAAAGTTATTGGATCATAGATTGCCGAGGGACCCTGACGAATAATACCGGCCTCTAAGTCGGCATACATATTATTTAATCCAGCAGCCGTAGATCCCCATACAGATTGTCCTGCAAGATTTGTTAGAGGAGCACCGTATTCCGACACCCACCAAGATGGTTGTTCGCTAAATCCTAACATCTCCCAGGGACGTGTATCTGGATAGAAAGTATCATAATAATACTGAAAAATGCCTTTCCAATTTCCTGGTAAGTTTAGTGGCTGGTCTGACGAATTTACTGCGTCGCGATAATTATAGAGTTTCCATAATTCGTTAGTCGGGGCAGTAAGGCTTGCAGTGGGCCAGTCATTGACACGATAATTTGCACGATTCTTTGCAGACCACTTATTTAGATAGGATTCAGTAACTGCTAAAAATTCATCTCTGGAATAACGTGTTTGTCTAAAGAATCCACTCTGTACTGATTCTTCACGCAACGGCACGTAGTATTCATTTCTAAATTTAGATTGAATACCGTTGTAAATTCTTCTTTCGAGTTCGAGTAATAGTGAATCACGATAATCGTTGTAGGCGATAGTCTTTGAACCGTCGTGACCAATGATAACATTTGTTGGAACAACATATGTTGCATCTAGTTCAATACGCGGTAAGAAAGAAGGATATGTCCCTAACTTTGAAGGGGTCGAAGGAATATATGTTGGTAACGGATTTTGGTAGAGATAGAATGTTAGCGTCTTACCAATATATGCAGAAGATAGTGTAACATCAATTGCAAGATTTGTAGAAGTGATAGTATAATCTTGACCAATTAATAACATCAACGGTAAAGCAGGATTTGTCACATCGTAGATATACATTACATTTCTTGGATCGCTTAAGTCGATGTAATTCGAGAGGGTAACAGAGCCGCCTGCAGGAATAACGTCTGTCTCAGAGAATGTAGGTACGCCGCTTGCTACCATATAAGAATAAGCGAAGGCATTAGAAAATTCTTTAGAGATATTAACAATCTTAAGAATTTGATCTACCCAAGCAGTAATAACTACCGAATTTGTCTGATACTGAACTGGATTAAATTCTTGATTAATAAGTTGCAAACCGATAGACAAATATTTGTTCTTAAACTTTGTATATTCATCTTGACTAAATCTTAGGGCCGTAATAAAATCTAAGTCACTCGAAGATGAAACCAACATAGATTTTAATGCAGGTGCCACATTTTGAAGAATATAGGAACCAACAGATCTATTTTTTCTCGAATCTCTGTAGTTATTTGTTCCGCCAAAGGCAACACCGGTAAATCCAATTTGATTAGAGATAATAGAAGAAAATTGTTGTATTAGATCACTGCCGCTAATTTCTCCAACTTCTAACTGCGAAGGATTAGCTTCGAGCTGTTGAGGGATTTCGTAATATCCGGTAGCCGATGGATCTAATAAACCCTGTGTATAGGTTTGTAGTTCAACCACCGGTGGAACACTCTGTGTTGTTAGGAAAAGGTTTGTTAGATATGTTGTTAAATCAACATATAAAATTCCATTTATAGTAACAAAGGTATATCCATCAGTCTGACTTGTTGCTGGTCCAATTTCTGTAGCATTTACAGAAACAATAATATCAGGTGTTTGCGTAGAGCTTGCCGGATATCCGTAGGGCATTACACTTAGGGCAAACTGATATAATGTACCATATCCTACGACGTATTGATCGATAACTCTTTGCTTACTCACTTCAATACAATTGCAGGGAGGTGCAGGTGTAATATCTGAACAATCGCATAGATCGTAAAGATTCCAGTTATTGTAAAGTATTGGACTTATTGAGGTCTTATAATAGTAATAGCCATTAATAGGTATAAATTTTCCATATGTATATCTTGTGGTAATTAAATCATTCTGAAATACAATATCTGTTGCTTGACCGAGTGAAGTATAAACAATCGGAAATCCTAAAACAGGATCCGACGTCGCACCCGGGGTACTATCAACAACATAGGAGAAAATTTTACTACCCTCGAACGTACTTCCTGGATAAGTTACTGTATCGTCAATCGGAACACCGTTATGATCATACAGTTGGAATAGGGGCGGTTGATTGACTGAGATTTTATCGTTAAACGCTTCTTGCCAGATTCCGTTTGAGAAATACCAAGTCTGTCCACGAAGCGCTCCATTGTATGGTGCATCTTCGTCAATGAAGACAATGTCTCCTTCTAATATAGGGGTGGCATAAGATGTCTTAGGTGAAAAAATTACATTACCGTTTGGTAAGATATTGGCAACAAAAATATATTTGTTAATGGTTTCCATAATACCAGAATCCCACGATTCTGAAACCCACGGTGTTGTTGCCCAAGGAAAGTAATCTGCAGTTAATGGTGTTAAGTCATTCATAAACACAACAAGGGTACCATTATTAATATTGGTATTATATGTTGCGTTGATATTTAAAATTGGTCGATTTTGAAGTTCAATTAATAATATTGGATTATTAGCAGATTCGTCCCTAAAGCCATATTGAATCTCGTCCCTGAATTGTGTTCCGGACTTATATAATGTTAGATTTTCAATAAATTGAATTATCGGACGGAGTGCTCGAGTTGCGTTAGCCGGAAAAGATGATCCAGTGGCTTCAGTAACTGCGTTGATAGTTGCAATATGATACCATCTGTTGGTACGCGACCAGGCATTTCTATCTATCGAGCCGCGCTCGATAGTAATATAATCCCCACTTCCCGGTTGTGCCTCAGTATCCCATGAGTTTTCGTCCCAATAAGAGTTTTGAATTACGCGCCCGGTTGATAGGGTGACAAAATCGTCCCACGGAAGATTTTCAAATAAAGTTCCTGAGGTAAAATCGGGGAATTGAGGTACTAACTGAATACCATCGCATCCGCCACGATTTTCTATTGTATGAGATTGAGAATATAGTGGATCATCCGCAAGAATAATTACCATACCCGTAGATAAAGTTAGGTTCGGTGGTGTCGCGGTAATCGGCGTGGTATAGGATGATTTTCCTATAATATCGGACCCTAACACTCCGGTAATGGTAATAGGTGTTAGACCCTGGTTAACCCAATAATAATTTTGATAGTTGATAAACATATCATAATCAATTGGTGGACCAAAGCTATAGTATTCCGACTCAAAAAGTCTATCTTGATTTAAGGTATTACCGCCGTAGTAATTAATTCTATCTAATAGGTCCTGATAGAAAAAGATATTTGTCTTAGTAGTGTCTGGGTCTCTTGCAAATGCAGTCGCTTCGAGCTGCCACCAAGTTCTATCTTTAGTTGGTTCGGGTAGATAAAAATCGTTAATAGGATTATAACTACCCGGAATACGGCGGCCGAGATAGCCGGCGAGCATATCACTATCCTTCTTTGAAAATACCTGATCAAAGGTTGCATCAAAGAATTGTTTTTCTGTAACAGTCTGAAAAACTGCCGGTAGTCTTTGGATATAAGATGTCATTTAAATTTCCGAATAATGGAGTAAGAATGTCCTACTCCATTATTTATCCTGAAAGTTAAATACTACTTTTATACACGAAGATTTTGATTTGTAAGATTTGCGACAATCTGAACATTGTTCACAGTTGCGGTAGACATAAAAATTTCTGTCGGGCCTGCAATAATTTCAAATAAATTACCGAATTGAGAACTTGCATTACTTGGTACAATAACTACTGAACTAATGGTTCCAATTAATTGCTGGTGGATAAATGCTGCTAATTCAGTGTAGTAAAAATTCTCACCAAAATCCCAATTTCTAATATCAAAATACGCATCAATTGCTTGGATAACTAATGTCTTTACTTCATTATCACTGGTGCTGGTGGATGGTGCCTTTACAACCTTGAAAGTAGCCTGTAATTCAGTGGCTGCCTGGGTTCCAAACAAAATCTTAAAACTTCCTGAATTCCAAATCATATCATCACTAATCATTTTATACTGTTCTAAATCCTGAAACTGAATTCTTAACTCTTCAGTAGTCGGGGGTGCTGGAATAGTCAGTAATGAACCATTACTATTTTTCCAGTTAACCATATCGGTATAGAAACTGTTAGTGATAACAATCATATCAATAATATTAGTTGCCGAAGGATCGATACGCTGATCGATAGGTGAATAATGACTCCACTTAAAGTAGACAGGTAATTGTTGTGCCGTAGGTACAGTAGTATTCTGCGTAAAAACCTTACCGTTTTTATCAAAATAATCAGTATCAACTGCTGCTACGGATGTTACTCCGGTTGGCCAATCAGTTGTATTGACTGTAGTAGTGGCCGTCAATGTGTAATAGACTCCAAAACCGGGAGGACTAATTGAGGAAATTAAAAATACCTTGTTATATATAAAATTAGTTAGAATATCGGTCTTACTTGCAACATTAGCAGTACCTAACATCCAGGGATATGGCGGCGGCAACAAGGAATCGGTATAGTTAAAGAACTGAGATACCTGATTTGATATTGTGACTGCTGTAGGATTTACTAAATTAAAGCTAATCTGATTTACATTATTAATGAACACCAAATCGTCTGCTGATAGAATAGTATATGCATAACCAGGAGCAGAATATGTACCTGGATCGAGAATATAATTATTCTGTGTAGTAGGATCAAATTGCACATTCGCAATGAATGGCGAACTATAAAGTGCAGAGTCGGTGCCTACAGTAGGATTTAATACAGGGAAATATACAAACAAGTTTCCTGTTGAATTCGCTAATTCAATTCCCCAGTTTGCAATCCAGGGTTGAGAATTTTGATACCCAGTAACCTCGTTAGTGTAATATTGAAATACAATTCTATCTGTGGGTGCTACAATTTGATCAAACCCTTCTGGATTGTCGGGAATACCGTCGCCATTTTCGTCAACGAGAGAAACTTGCACCTTTGATTGATCAACGTACCCATCGTCCTGAGTATAGACACCAGAAATATTAAAAGTGACCTGCTCCTTTAAAAACGCATCGGACGGATTACCGATAATTGGTTGATTATTATCAATAGAGCTATTTGTATTTACAAATGGCATAATTTCAATGGTATCCTGCAAAGCTAATCCGGTAGAGCTATCGAGTATGACCTCGCCCGGTTCCCAATAAAAGCGAACATCTCTGTAGGATTCGAAGACGTATACTCTTCCGCGGCCGGTTAAATCATACGTAGTAATACCAAGTTGATTATTACTTGCGATACTTACATAGAGTAGTCCACTATTCGAGTTATTTGCCCAGTTGGAATAAATCTGTGGGACACCGCCAATAATCTCCGGAGCGGGGTATACAAACGGCTGAGCTGATTGATCAGAAATGCCCGGTGTCGCGGCAGTCGATGTATGCCATTCGTCTTGTAATACATCATAATACATATAGAAAGAAATACCGTTGTCAATCGCGGTTGTAATTTCTGTAATTTCTGTACTAGTTAGATTATTTCTAAAAATAGGATATACTTTAATCGCTTCGTAATTATTTTGCTCTTCCTCGCTTAACTCTACTGGTCCAATATTTGCATAAGGATTTAATGTGTTGATAATTAGAGGTAGACCGTTTTGGATAACGTTATTAACTGATACAGTGTTCAATGTCGGAGTATTACTTGCATTTGCAGCAAATTGAAGTACCGCACCGGATTGAATAAATGACCAAGGCTGATAAGTTCCGCCAACAATATTATTTGGATCTAGCGTATTAACTAAAGGGACAGGTGGTGCTGAAGTATCTGTGGTGCTTGTAAAGTATCCAGTATCGTTTTTAAATTTAGAAGGACTTGTTTTCCAAAATAATTGAGAAGTCGAAGGATCGGTAGAAGTGGGGACCAAGTCGAGTAGAGATCTGCCAGTTGGTTGTGTTGCAGATGGGTTTACACGAATAGTAGATTCGAATTGTGGAAGATATGAGTCGTAATAGAATGTCGACATCTTCGGATCTTGAAGCATTTGTTGAATTGTATTGATTAGAATTGACTCGATTGTTCCAGAATTTGAAGAATCTTTAATTACTTCGTCGAGAATATTACTGTTATCTCTATATAATGCCCCGTCTTCTCAAAATATGATTAAGTCGCGATGAAATCCAGTAGGATCATTTAGGTCGATATATCGACTCATACCACTATAGGTTCTATCAATAGCCTGTAATTTTGCAATTGAATTTCCATAAATTAGTGGGAGAACATTATAGTCGCTACCATTAACCATTCTTGACTGAGTTGAAAATACTTCCGGAGCACGAAGTTTAATTTGTTCGTTAGTTTCCGATTCAGCCGCATTTCCGATTGTCTGTTCGAGGTTAAAAACAATAGTTAGATTATACTGCTGTTGATCAACACCAATGTAAGGAATAGTGATTTGAAGACCTTGTGCATCGGTCGGACGAATTACAAGATTGGTATTCGCACTAACACGAACCCAGGTTCTGAAGAGTCCTGTTGGAATATTACCGAAGTTACCGTCGGCGAATCGAACAGTAATTGTGTCATTTGCACCCGAGATAACATCAAATATATTTCTTTCACTAAACTGTATACTATTATAGATAATATTTTCGCCAGCAAGTGCAGGAACTTTAATCCATTTGGTAATTACATTACCGTTTTGATCTGTTTCTTGCACATATACATCATCCTGATTGATGTTTTGAATTTCAATAGGATTTAATCTATTAGGAACAGGAAATTCAAAATTGTTATCAACATTGATCAGATTACCTTGTTTGAAGTAAAGGAAAAAACCTGTATTAGCAGATGAAACGCCTAAACTATCATTTCTATAGATGAAGCTAAATGCATTTGCAGGATCCGGATCACGCTCAAAGATTGTTTGGTTTGTGATAAAATCTGGATTACATACATCAATGGGATATACTTGCCCATTGATAGTTACAGATGTCGGATATGTTACATTTAGATTTAGTACATTGTTTAGTTGGTATAAATCGGTCGGAATTGAACCTATAGTGCCACTCTTTGTAGGACGACCAAAAGGATTCAATGTACTAAAAGCGGCATTGCAAATTTGAACAAATTGATCAAACCAGTCGGCATTATTTGGATCATTCCAATATACCGAGGTATTGTTGATGTTTACACCATTTGCATCGGTTAATGGTTGATCTGTTTCAACTGCTGCGATTTTGAATAGTCCACTTGCACAAACATTTCGTCTTGGAACATAATTGACCATTTGTGCAAGTCGAATAATACTTTCACGACGCTGTGCTGTATCGATAAAATTTTCACGACTGTTTAGGTCAGTTCTAAATGCTAGGCTTGTACCGAAGTAAGCAAGCAATTCAATAATAGCAATAAATTCCGAACTTTCAATATAGTCATTAAAATCTTCAGGATAGTATGATTGAATATAATTGATAAGAGCTTGCTTAAGAGTATCGAAATCGTAGGCGGTATAATCGATGAAACTATATGCCTTAAAAACTTTTTGATAATCTTCTGCTGCGAATAGATTACTTTGTCTAATACTTTCTGACATTAAAATGTTTCCTGATCTGTTAATGTAAACGATACGAATAGACTATCAGTAATCGCTTCGGGTTGAAATTTTAGTACCATTGCCACAGTTAGTGCCTGGTCTTCCTGAAATACATCAATAGTTATAATTTCAACTCTCGGATCGGACTCGACAACTCGAGTTGCATCCTGAATAATGGCATTCTTTGTATAGTCATCAAAAGGATCAAATAGATAATTATAGATATTTGTTCCAAATCCTGGCAACATTACTCTGGACCCAAGTGGTGTAGCAAACTGATTATTGATATCACGTTTAACGATATCAATATCAGTTAGACTATAAGGTGGATTGGGTTGTCCTACAGTGTTGAATCCGACGAAATAGGGGCGCCTATTCTTAGATCCCTTCTGTACATATCCTGATTGATTTGTTGCCATATAATTCCCTTTTTGTTATTTATCAGAGAAATTATACCGGGTTATATTAAGCGGTAGGTGGGAATTTACGATCGCATCCGTTTGGATCAATATTTTGTGTAATCATAGTAATGATATTTGGTCCACGACGTCCAACCTGCGTAAACCATAGGGAATCTCGTAATGATGCACCTGCAGCATTATAATCACCGATCTTCATAGCAGCCAAGAATCTCTTAAATTTAGCAAGTTTTCCTTCACCTAAATTATAACATAAGTCGGCACAGGCACG